CGCGGAATAATTTATCCGTCCATCCATAATCCGCGTTGGTTACGCTAACAACATCGCCAGCATCTACTTGGATGCCGGGGTATGGCGTGCTAAAACTAACAATCAAATCTTCACGGGCTTGCTCCAATTGCCTGTTGGCAAGGTATTGGGCTTGCACGCTGTCATTAACCAAATCTAAGGTAATGCTTAATTTGTTAATGGGTTCATTAGGGTATAACAAACCAGATGGCGTTTCCAAATAAACGTAATCTGTTTGGTCGCGGTTAAGTTTGTTTGGAAAACTTGCCTGTATTTGGTTAATGCTGCTGGTTAGGTCATAACTGCTAACCCGAATGTCAGACATGATATTGCTATCATTAAAAGCAAAACCAGTTGCCTCTGCTTTGTTAATAACAATTGCCCATTTACCCGTGGTAGCGTTGTATTGTGTCCAGCTATCGCACGCGGACATGATGCGATCAATGTTTTGCAAACAATCTAGGCCTGTATCCAGCACGCCATTAATTCTGTAACGCGCTTGCGTTGCTGACCCGCCGCCGCTAGGCGTGTAGGTAATAGTTGCGTCTGAATACGCGTTTAATGCCGTTGCTGTAGTGGCATCAACAATGGTTGCATCCATTGCTGCGCCATAGGTTTCGTTGGTCATGTAGTCATACCAAACATCACCCGGCTTTGCTACGCCTGTGCCATTTAAATAATGCTGCGCTCTAAACGTCACGGCTTGCATTTGCGTGGTTTGCGCTTCACGGCTGTAATTTAGTTTAACAATTGCAAACGCCAAACCATTCATTTGCCGCCCGGTGCTAGGCCATTGCTGTGCAGCATCTATGTCTGCACCGCCCATGTACGTTGAAGGTAATGGCGCACCATTTAGGCTTGTTATAACTCCCGCTTGTGTACTGGTGTACAAAGCAATATACAAATTGCCGTTAATTTTTGTATCTACGTTGCCAGCACCATCGGTAAGGCTAACAACTTTTGTAAGGTCGGTAGTGTCAAAAGTAATAAGTCTATCGCTGTAATAAAATTTTGTAGTGTCAAAAAAGAATTGACCATTAGGGCTAATTGCCGAAACAGTCATTACGTAATACATGGTTTTTTGGTTAATTGTTAGCACCGCATCAGTAAAAATGCCGCCTAAATAAGCATCACCATACACCACGGGAATGCTATTTGAATTGTTTGGCGGTCCTTGTAAGCGCACGCCGTTATCAATTGATGCGTTTGTGCCCGTTTGTGCGTTAGGTTTAAAAGAACGCGCTATAACTTGCGACAGCGCATAAGTAACAGCAAAAGACGCAACAGCAACGCCAACGCTACCAAGGGCTGCGCCCATTAAAATAACATCGCCAGCGAAAAATACGTAAGCAATAACTGACGTAGGCATTCTTTTATTCCTTGAAAAAGGTTGCTTCTAAGGGTCTATACCCGCGTTTAGTGTAATCAATCAATGGTGAGTTTGCCATCACAGTTGTACAGGCATAAGCCACGCGTCCACTATCAACCATTGATTGGGCCATCATGTTGAATTCAGCCCATAACCTGCCGCCCAATGTGCCGTTTCTGTGTTCATGTTTTACCCACCATGCCAATTCGTGCAGGATTAAAGCCTTTGGACACCAAAGGTTAGGCGCAACCATAGCCAGCAACATTCCTTTGTAATCATCATCAACCAAAGCAAAACCGCGCCCGGACACAATTTGAAATATCAATTTTGTTACATGGTCGGCATCATGGTTTGTTTCTGCACGCAATGCTTTTGGGCTTGATTCCATAGCGTATTGGCGCATCATTTCTACTAATGCGGGAATGTCTTGTTTTGTAGCTTGTCTTATCAAAATAAAACCTTTAAAAACCGCTGGATATGCTACTATTTACACTTGATGCCGCGTCTTGTGCTGCTCTTGCTGCTGCTGCTTCGGCTTGGCTTTCAGCCAATGGTTTTGCACCAAAATCAAAATAAGTTGCAGCAATAATTGGCACTCTGTCCATGCTTGTATCGTTTGGGTATACAGTTTTCCAAATGCTTGGATTAGTTCTTATGCCGCCAACGCGGTTTTGCAAAATGGTTCTGAATGATGCACAGCTTAAAACGCAGGTTGCTACTCTGATTCTTTTCTCGGCATCAAAATCTTCACTAATTGCAACAGTGGAAACCAAACCTTGGTAACGCTTGAAAAATTGTTGCGTTGGCGTTGTGATGATTTGATTGTTGGAATCTAGGAACCCGCGCCAAACTTCAATCTTGCTGCCTTTGATCGTTGCCGACAAAATCAAAGCAATGTTTGCGCTGTCAATGCCAGTAAGTGATACGCCTAAATCTCCGCTAGTTGCTTTTACTTGGCGGTCAATGTTTGTAATGTTAAGCAAACTGCCTAAACCAGAAAAAACAGTGCCATCTACAGTAATGGCTGCGGCTGCGTTGCAAAACGTATATGTCGCGCTTGGCGTTGTTAGCTTTACAAATTCGGCAAATCTAATGCTGTTGCTGCTTAACGCAGCCATTGTGGTTGTCATGCTGAAATGTTCTCCCTAAAAACAAAAGCACCATCCCATTGCACAAACGCGCCATTGGTCATTGGATTTAGCGAATAGGTTGGGCAGCTTTCCGCAAGCAAATAAAACGTGCAATTAACGCCCACAGCGGTCAATGTGCCCGTGCTAGGCGTGCCAATAACGGGTCTATGTAGGCTCACACTGACTGTGCTTCCACCGCCTCTTAAAACCTGTGTGGTGACTTTGTACGAATATATGCCCAATTGCAAAAAATCACCCGCTTCGAAAACCACTACACTTGACGATACTGATGGCAAATTGCCAACAGTAATTGTTGTGCTGTTTGCTGGCGGCACAGATGCCAAAGTAAGTGCGTTAACTTGCGCGGTTGTCAAATCGTCTTGGTATACAGTAAACCAAGATAAATTTGCATTGTTAAAGGTAATTGTTTCTGGCAATTGCCTGTCTTTATTGTCAATGGCTTGGATAATGCCCCGCACTTGTGGGTAGTACAAATAATTGTGCGGCATCACTGTGAACACCCACGGCACAGCGGTTAAGTATTGCGCCACTCGCACCTGACCACCACGGCTAACTTGTTGCCCAACCATGCGGCGATTGTTTACCGCCATTGTTTGTTGGATGTTAAATATCGTTTGAAAAGACATTACGCCCTCCCTAAATTGCCAGAAATGGATTTTTCACCATACCTGTTAGCCGCCCAAATTGCATTGGCACTTCCATAAATCCTGTCTTCAAAGGATTTGGTATCAATTGCTTGGATATAGTTGTTGGTCACGTTGGTTGTGCCACCCATGTTGCCAAGCTGATTGTTTGCAAAACATTGATCGCATAATGTCCGCGTGCGATAGCTGGACACAATACAACGCCACTACGGGTAAATGGGCAATTGTTATTAACAAAGCAGAAGCAACCAGTTTTGCTTTTAATGATAGCAATATCATGTCCGACATTCGGGTTAGCAGTTATGACCTGACCAGCAGCATTAACCAAATACAAGCAAGTTTTCCAAACAAACTTAACCGCGACCAAACAGATTACGTTTATCTGGAAACGCCATCTGGTTTGTTATATCCTAACGAACCCGTAAACAAATTAAGCATTACGCTGGATTTGGTTAATGACAGTGTGCAAGCTCAATACCTTGCTAACAGGCAATTAGAGCAAGCGCGTGAAGATTTAATCGTAGCATTTAGCACGCCATACCCCGGCATTCAAGTCGATGCTGGCGATGTTGTTAGCGTTACCAATGCAGACTATGGTTGGACAGATAAATTATTTAGGGTGATGAAAGTTGCGGAACAATCGCATGGTACGGGAGATTTGTCTGCCACTATTGATTTAATTGAATATAACGCGCAAGTTTACGATGACGCAACAATCACACAATACGCACCCGCACCAAACAGCAATTTAGCAAATCCCAGTTATTTCAGCGTATTAGCTGCACCAACAGTTTCAAATCAATTGCCTACGGCAACTGTTCCAACGTTTGATGTAACCATTTATATACCTGCAACGGGGCGCGTAACAATGTTTACGTTGTTTTATACAACTGTGGCAACGCCAAGCGCAAGTGATTGGTTGGTATATGCAACACAAACTAATTCAACCAGTGACGCATATACGCCATCTACCAATTTTACTTTTACCAATATACAAATGCCTAACGGCACTTATTATTTTGCAACCAAAGTGCAGAATGAATTTAGTGCGTCTTTGCTTTCAGCGCAATCTACGGCATTGGTTTGGTCGCCTAACCCTGCATCTACAGCGGTGGCGGGAACATTTGTTGCAACGTTTTCCCCTCCCACAACGTTGGTTCCAAGCGACAGCAGTTTAGTTCCTCAATTCACAGGGCTAATAACGCAGTTGTATGGTTCTGCTGCTGGTGGTTCTATTGATTTTGTTACCGCGCAAACCGATTCCGCTGGTTCATTTACAAACAATACTTGGCGCATTGGTGGCAGCAGCACCACGGGTAACGGCGACATTGTTACCACTGGTGGTTTAACTTTAAGCGCACCTACTGATGGCGGCACATACGCACAATGGGCAATACCCACGGCAATGGCTAGCAGCCCTGCTACGCTTACTGTGTCTGTGCGTTATAAATCTGCGCTTGGTGTTGTTACGCAAGCTGCAAATGCAATTTTGCAATGGACGTTTGTAGACCCCGGCGCAACGGGCACACCCGGCACATCTGGCAACCAAACGGCAACCACGTACCTTTACCAATGGGCTACAACGCAACCATCAAACCCAACAGGCACAAGTATTTATACATGGGCAACGGGCGCAAATACAGCTTATAGCGGGTTATATAGCTGGTCTGTAACTGTGCCTGTAAACCCCGGCACAGCGGGTTTATCGTTATGGATTGCATCTAAACAAGTTGTTGCTGCTGCTGGCACAATAAGCACATCGGTAGATTGGACTACTGGTGTTGGTGTATATGCTTATTCAACAAACGGGGCAAATGGCGCACCGGGTACCAACGGCACAAACGGCACAAATGGTTTGCAAACTGCCACGCCAACTGTATATCAATGGGCAATAACAATACCAGCAAGCCCAAGCGGTACAAGCACATACACATGGGCAATCGGTTCATTTACGCCTACGCCTAGCGGGTGGAGCCAAACCATTACAACATCACCAAGCGCAGGGTATACGCTGTGGGCAGCGCGTGTAACTATTGTCGATTCATCCACAGTTAGTACATCAACAATTAATTGGGGTTTGTCTAGCATTGTGGCGTCTGGTTATGCAGGTACAGCGGGTACACCGGGAACTAATGGAACAAATGGCGTGGATGGTTTGTCTAGCCGTATTTGCTATGCAAAATCTACT